CCCAGGCGGTGGCCACCGCGGCCACCTCCACAGTCAAGGGAATCCTCAAGCAGATCGAAGCCAGCCGGAAGGCTGTCGGGAATCCTGTCCTGACCCTCACCCGGGAAATCAACGAGATCGCGAAGCAAGCCTCAGTGGACCTCGCCGCCGAACAGGTGCGATTGGAGTTGCTCCTGTCTGCCCACTACCGTGCCGAAGCCAAGCTGGCCAAGGAAGAGGAGGAGATGCGGCAGCGGTTCGAAGCCAAGCGCCAAGCCCGCCTCGCCGAACAGGCCAAGCAGGCGACGACCACCCAAGAACAGGAGAAGATCGAGGCCAAAGCAGCGACTCCCGTAGCGGTGGCACCGGTGCAAGCTCCACCAAAAGCCGAGAAGATGACGGTCAAAAAGACGTGGAAATTCAACCTGAACGACATCAAGGCCCTGCACAACGCCCGGCCGGAACTCGTCAAGATGGAAGAAAACACCGCCGCCATCCTGGCCGAGATCCGGGGCGGGATGCGTTGTTGCCCCGGCCTCACCATCTACGAAGACACCGCAGTCATCGTCCGCACCTAAAAATCTCAAATTTCAAATTCTAAAAAACCATGCCAGCAACATTTGCCAAAGCCTCCGAGGAAGTCGAATCCCTCGGGAAAGCCCTCGCCATCAACTACCACCTCGACCTCGAAAGCGCCCGAGTGAAGATTGATTACGTATTCGCCTTCCGCGATCCCGAAACCGAAGAGCCCGCCCTAATGCAGAAGGGCCACCGGGTCCTGGGCGTCCCCTCGATCGTGAACCTGAAAAACCGGGCCAAGGGGATGGGGGATTGCGAAGTCGTCCTCGACGGCGACGCTTGGAACGACATGACCGAAGACCAGCGCAAGGCCATCCTCGATCATGAGCTCGAACATTTCGAAGTGAAGCGGGAAAAGAAGACCGGCGATTTCCTCTTCGACGACCTCATGCGGCCGCTCCTCAGGCTCCGCAACCATGACCGGGAGTTTGGGTTCTTCGACAACATCGCCTCCCGCCATGGCAATGGCAGCTTTGAAATTCAGGGGCTCCGCAAGATGTTCAGCGAAGCCGGCGGCGCTTACCTCCCGCATTTGCGGAATCAACTGCCCGACAGCATGACGGCAAAGGGGCAATCCGTACGGGTTTACGCTCTCTCCGACCCGCCCAAGGACGAACCCGCCGAGGATCCCCCAGATGAAGGAGCAACCGTCACAGTGAAACGAGGTCTCCTCTCGAAACTGGCCGAAAAACACGCAGCCCAAGAAAAACACGACCAATGAAACGCTCCACTACCTCCGCCAGCAACATCTTCCGCCGCGCGGCCTGCCCAGGATCCGCATTTGCCGAAGACCACCTCCCCGACAGCGAGAGCACCGACGCCATGGAGGGCACCCTACTGCACGCCCTCAACGTCGATCCCGAGATGGACCGCTCCATGCTTACACGGGAACAAAAAGAAATCCTCGCCACCTCCGCCAAGGGAGATGACGACATCTTCAAGGCCATCGAGCTCTCCATTAAAATCACCGAAGCCGAAGAATTCGAAGAGGGATTCGAGCAAGAACTCTGGCTGCGCCGCGGAATCAAAGCGATCTTTCCGGGCCATTGCGACCGGTGGAGATACTATCCCGGCCGGAAGATCCTCATCATCATCGACCAGAAATTCGGGCGCAACGAAGTCGTGCCCGCAGAAAGCAACCTGCAGCTCCGATCCTACGCCGTGATGGCAGATCGGGAATGGGATTGCGCAGGAGGCATCGTTGTCGCCATCAATCAGCCACGGCTTCCCAAGGCCGACCGGCTCACCATCGCCGAATACACCGCCAAGGACCTCCCCGCAGCCAAGGAACATCTCCTCAGCATTTGGAACGGTGCCCACAACCCCGACGGCACCCCGCGCGAAGACGCCCCACGCAAAGCAGGCCTCGACCATTGCCGATACTGCAAAGCCAAAGAAATCTGCGAGACCTACACCGCCACCTACGCCGCCCTCGGTGAAGTCTCCGCAAAGGGAAAAGATTCCTACGTGGCCACCCTGGCCGAAATGACCGACGAACGCCTGGATTTCGGATGGAAGGCGGTTTCTTTCGCCGCCATCATCCGGGATTCCCTCAAAAAGGAACTCCTTCGCCGCATCGAAGCCGGCGGGATGGCCAACTACGAAACGAAGGCCACCGGCAAGATGACGAAGATCACCGATCCCGTGGAAGCCTGGGCGATCCTCAAACGCGAAGCCGGCTTCACCGAAGACGAGCTCAAGGCCTGCATCACCATTCCCATGACACCACTGGTCGAAAAACTCTGTGAGCGGGACGACATGAAGGAGGTCGATGCCAAGAAACTCCTCCGCAATGTCCTCGGCGACGTCCTCAAGATCACCGAGAAGGACCCCTCACTCTCCCGACTCAAAGACGGCGAAACCCGCTCCCTGCCCGATAATGGCAGCGACGACGCACTCTTCCCAAAATAATGCCTGCGACGACAGCGAAACGCAGCCATAAGCCGCCGCTCTTGGTACGCAAGGCCGTGCGAGAGGTCCTCTTGGAGCAATATCACGCTTGGGGCCACGCCAAGCCAAAGCAGCGAGTCTCCACCGAGCACTTGGATGCCATCATGGAGCAGCTTGAGACGAGCGTTTTTCGATTCATCATCGGCCAGGCCAGCCAAGGATTCCCCGGCCGCAAAGGCGGGGCTAGGGTCTGCAAGGGGGCCCGGGAATGAATTATCTCTCCGTTTGCTCCGGCATCGAGGCGGCCACCTGCGCATGGCATCCCCTCGGGTGGCATCCCGCCGGATCCCGTTACAAAGCCATCGGGAATTCCATGGCCGTGCCCGTCATGCACTGGATTGGCAAAAGAATTCAGGAGGTAGCAACACGATGAGCGCAATCTACGAATTCGAGGTCACGGGAGACCCCAAAGGCCAGCCCAGGCCCAAGGCGTTTGCCCGCAAGATGGGCAACAAATACACCGCAAGAGTCTATGATCCCGGCACCGCCGAGGGATGGAAATCCGCCATCGCTATCGCCGTAAAAGAGGCGGAAATTCAAGGCCTCATGCTCGAAGGCCCGGTCTCCCTCACCATGGTGGCCATTTTCGCTCGCCCGAAGTCCCATTTCGGGAGCGGCAAGAACTCCGCGATCATCAAGCCCTCTGCACCCTTCTGGCACACCGGCAAGCCCGATCTGGACAACATCATCAAAGCCGCCAAAGACGCCCTCACGCAACTGGGAGTATGGCGCGATGATTCCCAGGTCTGCAAATCACACACCGAAAAGCCCTACGCCACAGGCAAAGGCCACGCCCGGTCCATTTTCCGCATCGAAACTCTCTCCAACCAACTCGACCAATGAACGCCCACGAACCCATCGCATCCAAGCCGAAACCCGCCACGGCTTCCGGCAACATAAATATGACCGAGAGTTGCACCTGCGGACGATCCAAAGAGCAAAACTTTCAATGGTGCGTCGCATGCTGGTCGCAGCTCACCACAATTTTGCAGACCGCATACATCTCAAAAATGTTTTCGGCTAAAGTCACCATCAAAGACTGCCAGACCCACCTGAAATAATAAAACCATGCCTGAACTCCTCAATACCGGTGCCCTATCCGAAGCCTTGGGCAGGGGAACTACCTATATCTGGCTCATGAAGCGGCACGGATATAGGTTCCTCTACGGAACCCGAACCACGGCGAAACACGCCCTCAAGTGGCTGGCGGAGAATCCAGATTTTCGGGCGACACAGCAAACGAAAGCGCATCCACGCAAGCCGAAAGATCCCGCGCCTTCAACCTCTGGTAAATCCGATGAATCTCCGAATGAGAATGGCCAATATACGCCATCGCCTGCTGTTCATTCACCCCGGCCCGAGCAAGTTTCGTAATCGCAGTCACCCGAGTGCAATGGAAAGAAACGCCCTCCATCTTCAATTTCTTGAACAAACGGGACCAATCACGGGTGCTATTCCGGGCCGGCATGTTGAAGGTCATCTTTTGGCCCTTCTCCTTCATCCCTTCAAACAATGGTTTCAATCCGGGATGCAGCATCGTGGTATGACGACGCCCGCTTTTAATCAGGAAGGTGATCGTTCCATCATCAAATTTGACGGCATCCAAGGGCAAACACGTCTCCGAGAACCGGCACCCCTGATAGAGGGCAATCTCAAAAGATACCCGCATCCACTCCGGGCGCCGCTTCAATTCCTCGCGCACCCTGGCAATATCCTCCTCCTCAAGTTCAGGCTTCTCCCTGGCCGGATCCCTTTTCAAGCGCAGCTTCGAAATGGGATTCGTGAGAATATAGCCTCTCTTCTGAGCCTCATACATCACCACCCGGAAAATCGTCAGGTCCAGAAGGGCAGAATTCCGGCAAACCGTCTTCTTTCCCTTGAGTCCGGGGATCTTCTGAGCCGTCCTCCATTCCAGAAACAAGGTGGCGTCGCTCCGCTTCACTCGAATGGGGGAATCCAGATTGTGAAGCGTAAGAAACCTCTCCATCACGCGCCAGCATCCTTGATATTTGTCCAGAGTATTGGGGGAATTCGCGTACGTGGCCGCAAAAAATCCAGGCACCCAGCGTGTGAACCTATGGTCATCCCGCACGGCGACAAGGGAATCCTGTTCCTGCACGGTAAGCGTGGCGACATGGCGGGCACACGCCCGAGTGTCAAGGCCGACGCCGATCTTCCACTTCGTGGACTCCCTACGAATCACTCCATTCTCATCCCGATACTTGATCCACCAAAACGAAGAGTTTTCCCGTTGAAATTTCGAGGCCATCTTATGTGCCCAAATATGTGCCCAAGCTCCAGAAAATCAATGAATATCACCAAAGAAAAGCGAAGCTCTACGAAGGAGAGTGAAGAAAATACACCCAAGGCGAGATGTTCATGGTTCGAATCCATGTCGGGTAGCCATTACAAATCAACGACTTATGGCTTATGTGCCCAGGAATGTGCCCAGGCTTTTAATTTTCAGCGGGCAGGAGGACTCTTGTGATCGCCCTCCACGATTATCAGGATCCGGCCGTCGCCGAGTTGGTCTCTTCAAACCGTGGTATTTGCCACGCTCCCGCAGGTTCCGGGAAAACCATCATCGGCGCCGCCGCTATCGCCCAATGGACGCTCCCGAGGTTCCTTTCCCGGGGCCAGAAAATCAAGGCGGCCTGGATCTGCAATACAATGGAGCAGGTTGCTCAGGGGCAGAGCGCAGTTGCGGCCTTCCCGGCCATCGAGGCGGCCGCGGACATTACGTTCGCTTGTTACCAGTCATCCTTGAGTCTCGCAGGCTTTGAGTTGGTCATTCTTGATGAGTGTCACCACATCGCCGCCCCTGAATTCCGGAAGATGCTCAATTACCATGAGGGCATCCGGTGGGGCCTCACCGCCACCCCAAATCGGGATGACGACCTGAAAAAGGATGTCTTCGAGTTGATTGGCCCGATTGTCCACGTTGTCGAACGTGCGGCACTGGTGGACTCTGGCAAGCTCGCCAAGGCCATCGTCATGATGCTCCAGCCTAACCGGCCAAAGGAGATGGAATCCGCCATCGCCCAGGCCGCCGGCCCGGAGATCGAGCGCAGGATGACGCGTTTCGGCAAATTTAGCGGGATCTCTGAGCAGGAGATGAAGGCCCGGGTGATATGGCAATACGCCCAAGACATCGGGATCTTCGAAAACAAGGCCCGCAATGATGCCACGGTGGCCATGGCCAATGCTCACGCCAATGATTCTGTGCTTCTCCTCATCGGGAAGATCGAACATGGCGAGTTTCTCTCCGAGAGGATCCCAGGAAGCGCCGTAGTTCATTCAAAGATGGGCGCCAAGAAACGTAGGGCAGCTATCGCCGCATTCGGAGCCGGTGATCTGCCATGCATGATCGCCACCAGCTTGGCAGACGAGGGCCTCGATGTCCCAAGGGCCAATGTCCTCATCTTGGCCGCCGGCGGTCGATCCGCAGCCAAGGCAGAACAACGCACCGGCCGAGTGCTTCGGCGATTCGACGGGAAGACCCACGGGAAAATCTTTGATTTTATGGACGTACAACACTACTTCCTCCTTGCGCAGAGTAAGCGGCGCATGGGGGTTTATCGGCAACTTGGCTACAACGTCTCTCTGCCAGAGGAGGTGCGGCCATGAAGAGTCTTAGAGCCGCCATGGGAGAGGCAACAGCAAATCCTCAATCCACCCAGAACACGGAAGAGGAATTGAGGGAATTCGGCATCATTGATGGAGGCTTCCAGCTTCCCAAGGATTCACCACGGCCGGAACGTGGTCGCGAAGCATTCCTCCCGGCAGTTTCGTTGCCATTGCCTCAGAGCAACGATGCGGAAAAGGGCATCCTGTCATCTATTCTGCAATCGCCGCAATGGTCGATGATCCGGGTTGAACGAAGGATTGGCAGTGAACATTTTCACCTTCCGAATCATCAGACGATTTTCAAGGTCTTGAAGGAGATGCACGGCGCGGATGAACCCATTGACCTCATCACGCTCACGAATCAGCTCGATAAGCAGGGAATCTTGGATGCCGTAGGCGGAGCCGCCTACGTTACAGAGCTTTACACGTTTGTTCCGACTGCCACCAACATTGATTACTACGTCAAAATTGTGCGGGAGAAGTACGCGCTTCGACAGGTTATTTCGCTGTGCTCCAAGATGCAGGAGGAGGCATATTCGCCGGGGAGTAACCCGCTCGACACCATTTCGTATGCCAGCGAGGAAGTTGAGCGCGTCGCCACAATTATCAGTGAAGGACGCGAGGAAACCGAAGAGCACACGCTCTTGCACTTGGCTGCCCTCGACACCCAAAACGATCCCAACGCAGTGCTTGGCCGCCGATGGGTCTGCCGGGGAGGCTCATGCCTTTGGGTGGGACAAGCGGGCATAGGGAAATCATCTCTGGCCATGCAGGCCAGCCTAATGTGGGCGCAGGCGAAATCCCTATGGGGCATCAAGAACGAAGCCGGAAAGCGATTGAAGAGCCTGTTCATTCAGGCGGAGAACGACGCCGGCGACATGGCCGAGATGCTGCAAGGGGTTTTCGCAATGTGTGAACCTCCAGAGGGGGTTTCGCGAGAAGACTTCCTGGCTGATCTGCAAAAGTATATGGTCTTTCACCGGGACGCTACGCATTCGGGCCAGGCTTTTGCGCGGTCAACCGCTCGGCTGATTGCCAAGCACCAGCCGGATCTTGTTTGGATTGATCCACTCCTCTCCTACGTGGGCGACGACATCAGCAAGCAATCCGTCGCCTCTCACTTCCTGAGAAATACGATGAATCCGATCGCGCTTGATACAGGAGTCGTCTGGATGATGCTCCACCACACGGGCAAGCCAAGCAATGATCCAAAGTCCCGTTCTAACTGGACCGACCACGATTTCTCTTATGCTGCCTTTGGTTCGTCGGAACTTGTGAACTGGGCCCGTGCCGTGAATGTCCTGCGCTCTCTAGGTGACAATCAGTTTGAACTCCGGTTTGCCAAGAGGGGCAAGCGAGCCGGCCTCCTCGAATACCGGGCCTTCGACGAGACCGAGGACGCCAACTATACGCGGCCGGACTTTACCGACATTGCCTATCTCCAGCATTCCCAGCGCGGGATCTTTTGGGAGCAAACTTCCATTCCGGATAGCGTCTTGGATAAGCAGGACCGCACCAAAAACAGCGGCCAATTCCAGAAGAAAGATCATTTCAACGAGGATGTCCTGCTTTCCCTTCTCGCCAAGAAGCCCGGCGGTCGCAAAACCGTGGAACTCTCCCAGATTGCCACCGGGGAAACTGGCGTTTCGCGAGCAACTTTTTACAGGGTTTGGAAAACTCTCCAGGCCTCCGGCCGCGTAATCGAAAAACAAGACCGGTGGCATCCGGTCGAAACCAAATGAATAAAACACCAACACCAAGACAATGAAAATCTCAACCCAGTCTCACGGCGTCTCACGGTATCAGTCTCACGGACCATGAGACCGGGGAATCAGTCTCAGTCTCACGGTCTCACCCCTCCAAGGGGTGTGAGACCTGTGAGACTTTGAGACTTGGCTTCTCCCTATCCGTCTCAGCGCGAACCCTTGATACCAACTCTTAAACACTCAATCCCCAAAATCTAAATGTCTCTAGCCAATCTTCGCAAAGCTCTCAACTCAACTCCTTCCATTCCCAAAATGGAAAAAGGAATCTCACTCCCTGTTCTCACCGAGGCCCAAAAAAATACTGGGCCAGCCCTCGCGCGCGCCCCGACAAAAATCGAGACGTTGGCGAAGAATGAGCCCGCGATCCGCCGAGTTGTCCGCGCGTCGGCCCGGCTTGCGGACCTCATCACGGACAAGGACGTGAAGGACAGCATGAGGGTCGTTCGGGAAGCGAAAGGCGCGAACCAGAAGCACTACGACAACGCCACAAAAGATTTTGTGGAGTATCCCGATCACAAGACCAGGCTGGCAGCGGTGACTCTCGAACGAGCCTACGACGAGGGAACGCCGGTGAATCGCATCGCTGCCGTGATCCACCACCACCAGAGCGCAGAGGAGGTTATTGACCGATTCCGCGAATCTCCCGAGATGATGCAGGCGTTGAAGGCATTCTCCGGGATGGGCCTGCAGCTTGAAATGGACGGCCAGGTCCTCGATGGATGCGTTCAAGAAACGGGGTCAGAAAATGAAAGCGTTGCACCGATAGCAGCGAGCGACGATCCCGCCGTTTCATAAATCGACCATTAAATGAAAATAATGGATGACCGGATGAGGGCTGCCGCGTATGAGTTAATGTGAAAATTAAATTCAAAGAACTAGAAGTCGTGAAGCTTCCCGATGGAGGAATGATCCTCTCAATCTGGATCTTGAACGGGAACGGAGCAAGGATAGGGAAGGCCTGCGGGGACCTTTGCAATGAGCGCCGGGAAGACATTTTCCGGAGAGCTTGTGAGAAGGCTGCCGACTTACTCCTCGGGGAGGCGAAACGATGAACATCATCATCAACAATTCTGACCATTCTGCCCTCGTTTGTGGCCTTCCCGACATGGTGAAGTTCTGGTTTTCATCCCGGCATACCGGCAAGAAATTCGACGCTAACAACTTTTACCGGAATGAGGCGAAAACGTCTATCCGGTTACTCGGGGCGGCATATCAAGCGAATCAGGAAGGGGCCGCATTTCGCCGGAACGGCAGCAAATCGCCGTCGAAGGCTCCCGAGCGCGGCATCCACTCCACTAAAGCAAACAAAGGCCCGCATGAGTCAACCTCAAGCAATCCGAAAGGAACCAAATGAAACGAATAGCCCTATATCTCCGAGTCTCAACCTCGGACCAGACAACCGACCCACAGCGGGCGGAACTCCTCGAATACTGCAAGAACCGGAAGTGGGAAGACGTCACAGTCTTCGCCGACACGATCAGCGGGGCGAAGTGGACCCGCACCGGGCTTGACGCCATGATGAAGGCCATCCGGCACCGGGCCATTGACGCCGTTCTTGTGGTGAAGCTCGACCGGTTGGGGCGGACCCTGAACCACCTGGCGCAAATGGTGGCCGAGTTCGACACGAACAAGGTGGCGCTGATCTGCCCATCGCAGGGAATTGATACGAGCACGGACAACCCCGCCGGCCGGGTGCAGTTGCATGTCCTCATGGCCATCTCGGAGTTTGAACGGAGCCTGATCTCTGACCGGACGAAGGCAGGCCTGGCCAATGCCCGGGCGAAGGGGAAGACCTTGGGGCGCCCGAAGTTTCAACTTACGCCGATGAAGCAGGCCATGGTCCGGAAGGCGATGGCCGGGGAGTTGACCTTCAAGGAACTGGCGGCAGAACTGGGTTGCTCGATAGGGAAAGCTCATGCTCTGGTCGTAGCGGCCGAGAAGGAAGAAGACCGAAAGCTAGTCAAGATTGGCAAGGGGATACGGCAGGCGGCCGGGAAGGGCGGTGATTGACAGCGATTGACAGCGATTGACAGACGAAGGCGCTCATGGTAACTCCCCGGTCATGGCTGACGTTTTGCGCATCAAGAAGAATCTGGAAGATCGGGACAAGATAGATGTCGGGATCTTCCGCATTGATGACAGTGGGCCCACCGTTCCTCAGTTGGGAAGTGTGACCTATTCGCGCAATGAGGACGATGGGGAATTCGGATCTGCCCTGTCCATCACCCGAGAGGCAGCCCGGGAATTACTCGATGACCTATGGGACGCAGGCATTCGGCCGACGAAGCCGCCCGAACCGCATGCCCTGCTCGCCTTGACACAGCAACAAGCCGACCGGCTGTTTGAAGTGACCAAGCTGGCCTTGTCGAAATAGTGCATGGCCGAAACCGTAAATGTTGACGACCTTATCCGATTGAATCCTGGGATATGGCTGGAGACGCACGGGAAGATTCGAGATGTGAAAGGGAAGCTCGTCCGCCCGAAGCTGAATATCTTGCAGAAACGAATCAACGCTCTTTATTTGTCTCGACAGATGAAGAAGGAGCCCTGCCGAGCCATCGGGGTAAAACCAAGGAAAAGGGGATTCTCTACGATGGTGGGAGCGATCCACTACGCGCACTTGCAGAACTACCCGCATGAGGGGTTGATAGTGGGGGACAAGCTGGCCACGTCGGACATTGTGTTCCGGATGATGGTGACCTTTGCCGAGACCGACGAATTCCGCCCGAAGTGGGGCAGCCCATACACAGCATTGACCGCGCTAATCACTTGGAACCATGGGGCGCGATTAGCACAAGGCACGGCATCTGGTAAGGCGACCGCCCGAGGATCTACGCCGCAATTCTGCCATGGATCGGAAGTCGCCCATTGGGAAGGAGCCGAGGCCGCGATGGATGCGGCAATGAACGCAATACCAGACGAAGGATTCAATGCGGTATTCTGGGAATCGACGCCCTACGGAGCGGGAGAACCTTTTGCCTTGTCATGGCAGGCCGCGAGATGGCCGACCGCCGAGGAGTGTCCTGGGGGAAATCTCTACTGGAAAAAGTGGGAGAGCCTATGCCCGGACACGGAGAAGGACGCATTATCACAGCATTTCTTCGTGCGGATCTTTGCCGCATGGTATGAATTCGAGGAAAGCCGGATCAAGTTGACCGGCGACCAGAAGAAGCAGATGGAGGAGACCATTGATGCGGAGTCATGGTACCATGGCGAAAGGGACCTAATCAGTCTCTACGGAAACGAGGGACCGATGGGACTACGCCTTGGAGACGAAGTGGAAGATTGCGATGTCTGGGAACAGTTGGCCTGGCGGCGAGTGACCATCCGAACAAAGTGCCGGCGGAACGCACGGATATTTGACGAGGAACATCCTCGGGACCCGCTGAGTTGCTTTTTAGCCTCTGGGAAGCAGGTATTCGACGCCGACGGATTGAGCCATATTCAAATCCTTTGTCGGAAAGACCGTGAGTATGGAGAACTGAACGAAGTTGATGGCTCAGTGGGGTGGCGCCGGAGCGGAGCGGATTCTGCAAATTTCTGGATGTGGGAACACCCTAAGCCAGGATTGCGGTACATCATTCCGGTAGATTTGGCCGAAGGGGACGATCAATCCACTGGGGATGGACTTGACAGCCACTCTGCCTTGGTCTTGAGGGATGAATACCTTGATGAACGAGGAACGATTCATCCGGTGATGATCGCGGCCCGAGTCCGTCCTCCGAACCGGATGCCAATGATCCGATTTGCGAAGGTGATCCGTATGTTGTCGGTGTATTATGGCAGGTGTATCTTGATCCCTGAGATGAACAACTCGGGCATGTCGTTCATCACGGCCCTGCGGATGATGGTTGACTGTCCACCGATTTGGCAGCGCCGGGAGATTGACCCGCATAGTGCGATTGAACGAGCCCATGACGGATGGAGGACGACCGATACCGCGGACTATGGCGGGTTGAGGTCGGCAATCATTGATAACCTGCAGGAGTTGATCTTAGACAAGCGGTTGGATTGCCGGTGTCCGCATATCCATTCCGAGCTAGTGGATTTCGTGGACAAGAAGGGGAGGCGAGAAGCTGGTGGCGGACATGATGATGATGTCCTCTGCGTTGTCGGGGAAACCTTGATCCGGTGCGTGGACGGGGTGAAGCCGATCAAAGAGATAGTCGTGGGGGATCAAGTGCTCACCCATATGGGGCGATACCGTCGGGTTTTCAAAGTGATGAACCGGACAGCCTCCGACGTTTCCCGGGTGAAAGCCGTAGGGAAGCCCGATTTGCTCGCTACCTCTGAGCATCCCCTTTTTGCGGCGGCCGCCGGGGTGAAATATCGGCCACGGACCGAGGGAATGGTTCGAGACTATGCCGCGCCTGAGTTCGTTGCCGTGCGCGACTTGCGAGAGAAGGAGTTTGGATCAACGAGCACGACCGGGCGAGAAGTTGAGGACGAGCTCTTCCTTGATCTTATGCCGTATTGCCCTCCGAGTTATCATGAATCCGACGGGAGGCTTGTTTCCACGACCTACGGCGGGACACGCATCAACCCGAAGGCCGCCCAGATCAAACAATTCGTGAAGGTGGATGACGATTTTTGTCAGTTCCTCGGGTTCTACTATGCCCAAGGGGGATTCGGCCGGCACACCGTAACCCTGTCATTCAACCAACAGCATACAGGCATTGAGAAATGGCTTCGCTCGTATCTGACGCGCCTTGGGCTACACTGCCACGGCCAGACGATTGACGGATGCCGGCGCATTTCGTTCGGGTCGATGCCATGGATTGGATTCTTCAAGAAGGAAATGAAGAAGTCAGACAAGAAACGATTCCCTGCCTGGGTGGAGAGCCTTCCAGTGGAGAAGCAAAAGAAGATCCTCGAAGGGTATTTCTTGGGGGATGGCTGCTTTTCTGGTGGCCAATCCAATGCGGTGACAATTTCCATGACAGGAGGATGGCAACTGTGGGAGATGGCTCAGCGATGCGGGATCGAGGCGTCTCTGAAGCTGAGGCCTGGGCAGAATGGTCACAAACGGCACGTATCGATTTCTATTGGCGGACCGGCCTCCGTGCGATTGAAGGCGGGAATCACGTCGGAAGTCATGGAAGGAAAGATCAATGACATATCTGAGCGTGAATTTGACCAGACTCAGATGAAATTCTCTCATGGGTATTTGACCGGGCTGATCACCTCGATTACGCCCGAGCCACCGCAGGAGGTTTGGAATATCGAGGTCGAGGAAGACGAGAGCTACACGGCCAACGGCCACGTGGTTCACAACTGCCTGGCCATCGGCGCCTACAACATGAGATTTGCGACTCCTTTTGAGCGTGAAATACGAGAGGGACGCTTGCCAGCGGACGTGATGCGGATGTTGGCTTCTGCTGAGGCCTCCAGCGGAGGCGACGGGGGGCTTGCGATGAAGTGGTGAAGTGGTGTAGAAGCGGGCATGACAAGGGGACTGGATACGAGGGCAGGAGAAACAGCGGTTGACGGCTAAACGCTGTCGCCGTATCAAAGGGTTGTATGTCAGAGATTCTTTGCCCGAAGCAAGCCGATCCGTCGAAAGGGGAAGCGTCGTGAAAAGCCCGAAACAACCCGAAAGCTGGCCGGAAGTGCTGAAAGCCTGGCGGAAGCGTCGTGGGTTGACGCAGCGGGAGGCCTCGGAGTTCTTTGGGGTTACAATTCGATCTTACAATAGGTGGGAGAATGGAACTTCTCGCCCAATTTTCGGAGTTCCAAAGCACGCCCGGGAAATCTTGGATAATTAAAGCGCCCGATTTGCGAGTATCAGCATGCTTGTTAAATTCTCAATAAAAAAGGCCAATTCTGGCTTTGACTTCAAATCTGACGCCGTCATTTTAGCTTCCTTTTGATATTGCTCGATAGCTGCATCAGTTGACTTCACCTGACTATTATTCGCAACAAGGAGAATAACCGTTGCGACGTTGTATCCGACGCTCGCGTCAAGCGCCGGCCAGACTTCTTTTTTGTTCTCTAGGCCCAGCATTCCGATCAGCATCTCTTTCGTCTGTCTTCCTACGGCCTGAGGATCATGTTCCGCCTCACCCATCATCATGGCGTGGAACTTATTAAACGCCGCTTCTGACAATGGCTTTCGTAGATCAAACTCCTGACCAAATGAGAAGCATTGGGTTAAAAGAAGGATAGAAGAGATCAGTGTCGCAAATTTCATTGGATTATTTGTGTTGACGAATGGGACAAGTTTGTCCTACTGTCTGCGTTCGAAAGAAAAAGCCCGCCCGGTGTAGAAGCACCGAACAGGCCAGAATCAAAACCAAACGTACAAATGAAAGGCATGACAAATGAATATTGAAACGAAGGCAGGAATGCCGCAAGCGAAAAGAAGCGGAGTCCACGAGAATCCACGGGCAGACCTCCACTCAGAGCAAGGCGCAGAACTCTTCAAGGCTGAGGCCAGACTGATCGATCAACCCCTTCAAAGTGCCGAGACGCAAAGTCCGGTGCAGGGGGATCGCCAAAGTGATCCCATCCTTCCTCGCAATGAAGTGCGAACCCGTGGTGCGCAGATGGACAAACCCAACCCGTCGGAATGCCTTGGCTGCATCCTTGCCGGAAACATCTCGGGGAATCCTCACGCCGGGACCAAGAAAGCTGGCTTCGCCACAAAATTCAACTCCACGCGAACCGTCCGGCCAGGAGGGTCGAAATACCCGCTTACGGCGTCCTTGACCATATCGAGCAACTCCGGGAGCGAATCGCCCTCGGTGGTGATGCCTCCTCCGATGGGATTATCCCAGCGAGCGACGTATCCGTCCTCCTCCTCAACAACGTTGAACTCAAGAACATCCATATCCATTTAAAAAAAATAACCAAAACACCAAGGAAATCAACTTATGAAAATTGAAGCAACCGCAGCGCAGTATCAAGGCAAAACTACCCGTGAGACCTGGAGCCGGGCCGGAATGGTCTTTCGGAACCTGAACCGGACAATTTCAGCCGTGACCAGCGGAATGATGATGAAGGAGGACGGACAATGATCCGGCGCATCGAGGCAGACAACGGGGAGATCCTGCACCTTGAGAACTCCATGTGTGGGATCGAACGAGTGTCGCGGCAATATCGCGATGGGGAAAAATGGAAACGAGTGCGGACCGAGAGTGACCTCATGACCTTCTTGCTCAAGAAACCGGCCGAACGCCGGGTCAATAGGAAATGGCGTCAGATCACCACCGAGGAAGCCCTGAAGTTTTACATCCGGCACGAATTCCCGGTGGAATTGCTCCAGACCCTTGATCGCGGGAAAGGAGGTGCAAAATGACCTACTCGCTGGAGCTCTCGCAATCGATGTTTCGAGAGGCGGCCGCCTGTGCGGCTAGGGACCGGACCGAATTCAACCGCTGGATGCTCGAATGCCTTGCGGCCACCATCGAGCGTCACCGTGGGGAGATCGAACTCGAGCAACTCCGAGCCCAGGACTCGAGGGAAGCCGAGATCCGAGAAGAACTCTTGGCGGACGCCATTCACCACGGGCACCAATGAATCAGGACGCGACCGCTATTGACAGCGAAAGGCCTTTGGGGTAATTGCCGTGGCATGGCATCGAAATCTAACTCCGATTACGAAGCGGCGATGGAGCAGTCCGCCCAGAACCAAGCCGAATCGAAGGCTCGGCAAACTGCAAGACTGGAAGGACCTTCGCCAGGAGCAGGCGATCCATTTGGAGGGGATGTTTCCATGAGCCTGGGGAATCCCGGTGGGCTTGCCTCAAGCGATCAGCAATGGATGGAGGATGCCCGGAAGTCGCAAGAGGGATTGTCGGCGGCCAACAGCGAAACGCGGGGGCTCCAGAATGAGGTGATGCGTGAGAACATCGCCGCGATGGTGGCGAAACGAAAGAATAACGAAAGACTTAGCGGCAGCCGGTCCAAAGGCGGGAAAGGCCGGAAAAGGCGGACAAGTGCCTCCACTCCGGCAAAACCCGTATCATTTTTTCCGAGTGAGAGTTTGGATTCGAGGACTACGCGGACCGGGTTTGGCAATGATCTCACAAGCGGCAGCACCGATCGGATTAAACAAGAGCAAGCGGCGAGGCGGTCCGCGATGTCAGGAGCGGTGCAGGTCGCAGCGGATCGCGCTTATCGTCAGCCTCCTGCGCCTCCTCCAAGTTTGGCTGATCGGGTCAAATCTTTGGCAGGAAGCCCTGGGGTTTCTGGCCCCGTCAAGATCACGCCCCAAACATCATGGCAATGAGCAATATCACCTCGAAGCGAGATCAGACAAGTGCGGTTGCAAAATCAACCGGCACCGCCCCGGCTTCCGCCATTGCCTTCCAGTCACCGGGGACCGCGCCGGGGATGTCGCCGAGAGCCCCCGCTGCACCGGAGACGAATGTAGTTGCGGCCGCTTCCGATCCGCAGGGAACCCCGGTTCAGCATCAAGTCAACGCAGACGGTTCTCCCGTGAATAGACCAAAGTGGAATGGGCCTGGTCAAATTGGAGCTTCCGGCATCGGCACCGCCCCACCGGTTCGATTGAGTTTACCACAATTCGACCGCAGTTCGGACAAATCAAATGCTAATTTTGGAGGCCCCAGGGGAAAGGCCACCCCTCGCCCGGTTCAGCCCCGCGGAGTGGCAACCTCCGCCATTCGTCCGACACGCAACCCTATGTTTGCTGGACGCTAATCAATGGCCGCCCCGAATGAAGTGCCCGTCGATGAATTTGTAGGCGTTCCGGGATCAACCCCGGATGACTACGACGATGTTATTGAGCCCGGACCGCCGGCCAAATCTAAGGCCCCGAAGCGTCCGGAGCTTTCGCAAGATCCCGACGACGTAGAACGCAATTACGCCAAGATTGAGGACTACGGCCAGAGGGTGGAAGCCTTCAATATCGCGGAATCGGTGACCGCCGCTCGCCGCCAGCGCAACGAAGGAATAGCGAAAAAATCCTCCGTCACCGGGCAGAGATTCAAGAAAGACGAGGCTGGTAACTCCCAGCCGGTTTTAGATGCCGTCACCGGGCAGCCTCTTTACCGTGAGAGCACCACTGACCCTCGCTACGACGAGAAAGGCGGGGCCTACCAAGTGCGCACCGACACCGCCGGGGCAAAGACCATCGAAGACCCGGACAAAAACGCCTCCTACGGCGAGAACCCGGACGACCCGAACGACCCCTACATTTACCGCAAGACGCAGGCGACACCCTGGCAGGCGATTGACCCCGAGGAGGGAATCCAATCCGCCAACCGGGCCGTGGCCGTGGCCAGCGCGCGGGCCCTGCATGGCCGGGCCATCAAGGGGATTTCCAACCGCCAGGCCGAAATCCGGTTAACCCTGGGAGATCCCGCCCGGCCCGGTAAGCTGTCCGATAAAGATCGGGAGTCCCTCACCTACGAGGGAGAAGCTCTCGGCTCTGCCATCCCCAAGCCGAGCCCGAAGACAGGAATCTTTGGCGGCATCAACCAAGAAGCCACCGCGCAAGCCGAAGCTACATGGCATGAGGATGAGAAATATCGCCAAGGCCGCTTGCAGGAAATCCAAGGAGCGATTGGCTCCGACGACGAACGCAAGCAACTCGATCAGGAATCCTACGACCTCGACGTGCAGGAGAAAGGGCTCAAAGACGAAGGCCCCGCGGGATTCTTCCAGCGTCGCCGGCAAGAAAAAGCGAATTCCTTTGCGAATCTCCCCGACGACCAAGCCGCGACCGCCATGGAAGAGCGGAATCAGGCCCTTGCCGAATCCGATGCGGCCATCACCGAGCAGAAAGCCGCCCTTGAGGCCCGCCACGCCGAGCTCCAGGCCGAGATGGATAAAGGCGTCCACTACACCCGTGCCCAAGAGATCGACGCCGAGCGGGCCAATGTCGCACGGCAGGCAGCCGAACTCTCTGATGTCATCGCCGGGCGCAACGCCGATGCGGCCGATACCAACGCAGGGATTCAGGAGCGCCAGACCCGCA